CAGCTTGTGCTATTAATACACTATTTGCAAGTTCTGCAGCACGTTTTGTATCACCCTGTAATGAGTTCTTTAATCCTACTACATATGTATTTACTTGGTCATAATATTGGGTTGCACTCAACCCCATTGTTTTATATGCACTTGCTGCATTTTTCTTTACAATACTAAATGAATCACCAAATAATCTTTCACTACCTTTTTGTGCTTTTTCTAATTGTGCATAACTCTTTACACCTGCTGTTATAACACCTGTTATTGCACCTGCTATTGCTGTACTAATTTGTAGCATTTTCTTTGATACATCTAATGCAACTTCACCAACTTTTTTTAGTCCTGCCTGTAGTTTATCTAAATCTATTCCTCTTGTTTTCCAAAGTTCTTTATTCATGCCTTTTATTGCTTCTTCACTTTTTGCTATTTCTAAAGACAATCTATTATAGACTTCTTTTTGTTCTTCTGTAAGATTAACATAACTGCCCATTTGCTTTTGTGCATCTTTTAATTTGTCTAATTTTTCTCTTGAAATGTCAATGTTTCTTCCTAATACTTCTTGCTTTTGTGCCAACAATTCAGTATTTTTAGGATCAAGTTTTAATGCTTTATTCAAGTCATTAAGTTCTTTGTTAATCTTATTGATTGGTGCATTTACTGCATTTAAAGACTTTTGTAATTTGGATGTATCACCATTGATTTCAATAGTAATTCCCTTTAATCTTGAACTTGCCATTTTATCCCTCCTTTTTCTTATGAATACTAAAAAAACTACCCTTACGGATAGCCTTTGTACTACCCATAAGAGTAGTATTTATTATTGTGAAATGCTTGTTTCGTATACAGTTGAAAAGAATGCATTATATGCAGAGGTGTTATCGTCTGTCTTTTCCATAACTGCTCTTACAAGTTTGTCATCAGGTCTTGGTGCTACAACTAAATCAACTGTTTCAGTTTGTGGTGTTTTACTTGCTTCAATAGTTGAACTTGTATTAGATGGTCTATTTGCTGTGCAATTGTAATACCAAAATCTTCTATTTGCTTTATCTCCATCAATTTGGAATCCTAATGCAAATCCAATTGTTCCTCTTGATGCATCTTCAATTAATGCACCATTTGAATCTTTGATTTCATTAAGTATTTTAGTTCTAAAATCTTCAGTTAATAAAGCCATTTCTAGTGATCCTGTATAACCCTGATTTGCTGCTTCATTAAAATATTTAATATTATCAGCATAAAAGTCAGTTTCATCACCTGCTCTATCAAGTGTAATACTTACTGCACCTGGAATAGCAAATATTGTTCCATATGTAGTTCCTGTTCCATCTTGTGCTGTAATTGGTGCTATATGTACTTCACTTAATCCAAATTTTACTTTATTCATATTACCTCCTATATTTCGTAATAATTATGATAAATTTTTTCTTCATCATCCCATATCTCATCACCAATGTCATATGGAATGTTATTTGTAGTTAATAATTCTTCTAAACTTTGTTGCAATGCTATGTCTTTTGTTTCAGTTATCAGTTCTATTTGAAAATTGTATGGTCTAAAATACGTTATGCCATCAGCTTTAAATGTGTCAGTATCAATTTCCCTATATACAACAAATGGTATAGATACCTCTTTATTTGATACAAAATGGTCATATGCTACTGGTATATTTAATGTCTTTAATAAATCATAAATTTGTTTATGCATTTTATCCTCCATTTTTAATTAATTTTTCTACATCTTGTTGGTATTGATTAATTACTTTTTGTTCTACTGGTCTAATATGAACTTTAGCATCTGCAACACCTACTTTTTCACCATTTCTCATTATTCTATGTCCATTTTCAAGTAAATGGGTTAGCTGCCAATTAGTAGCATTATGAACTGTACAATTTATAAATCCTCTGCCCTTCTTGGTATTTACTCTCCAACCTCTTGCATATTTTCCTGATTTTGGTCTTTTAGGTGATGTTGCTTTTAATTCAATTACTGCTTGTTTTGCTATTTCTTGTGCTTCTTTATCAATACCTTCTTGAATATCTAATGAATACTCATTTAATAAGTCTTTAACATCTAAAATGGAATTAGCCATTAATTCCCATCTTTCTAGCACATACCAATACAATATCGTATTTATTTTTAGGGTCTATTGTCCGTATTACCATATATCTATTGTTGTTGTAATTTAGTTCCATTTGTCCATCATAGTCTAGTCTCTTCATAACAAATTCAACGCTTGGTGTTAAACCTGTTTCAACTGCACTATAATATTCATTTGTCCTAACACTTTGTTTCTTTGCATATCTTTTAGTTAATGTAAAAGAGGAAGTTTTGACATTTCCTATCTCATCTTCCTCTAATACTTTATTTACTAAATATATTATTTCAGTATATTCCATACTATACCTCTATATATTCTTTTGTATGTCTTAATGCATCCTTTTGGTATAAATATGAATTTCCATACATTTCACTATTTGCTACATCTAAAAAACTTAAAACATAACTGATTATTGCTGCACTTATTAATTCATCAGGATTATCAACTAATGTGTCGACTATGCCAACACTTTTTAAATCTAATTTTGCAGCATCAATCCACATTTGAATAGTAGAATCAAATTCATTATGACTAATGCCCTGTATTTTTTTTAATTTTGCTAATAATGTATCTTGCATAGTCTACCTCCTATTCTATTAATTAAGCACTTACACTTGGTTTTGCAATTAGACAGAATGCTTTATCTGCAACTGCATTCATTCCAACATAACGGCGACCTAAAATACGAACTAAATCATATTCCATAACTGTCTTGTCATCATATTTCATTTCAGTTCCTTCACCATTAGGGAAGTTAAGTAATGCACCTTCATTGAAATCTCCAACAATTGCATATACTCCATTAGCACTTGCTGTTGAATATGCAGGTAATGAGTTATTGAATACAACTTTTAATCCTTCAAATGGGTCGATTGAATAATTACCATTGTATTGTGCTTCTTTGAATGCAGCAAATGTTAATTTATTCATAACAATAATTGGATTTGTTGCTTCATCACTTAAGTTAGCAATTGCTTCTGCAATTACACCTAATCCAGGTGCTTTGCTTATCTTATTAGCTGATACTTTATCATATACACCTGTGTCAGCATTTGCACTTAATGAACTTGGAAGTGCTTTAATAATTCCTACTAATTCATCAGCACATTTTTTAGCAATTCTATAAGTAATTTCATCATAGATATAACGTAAGAAATCTTCTCCTCTCATATCTAATACTTCATCACTTATTGAAATCCATTTCTTAATAGATTTTGCAGGTAATTCTACAACACCTAATACTAATGATTCTTCACTTACTGCACCATTTCCTTCAGTATGAACTGTTGCACCATCAGCACTTACTTCAAATTGAACTTTTAGATTTCCTTTTACTGATACTGTCTTAACATATTGGATTAGTTCTTCTCTTTCCCATGCAGTTTTAACAATATCATATACCATATCTGGTACTTCAACTGTTGCACTATTTCCTGTTGCATATCCTCCTGTTGTTATTAATGCTCTTAACTCTTTATCATCATTTGTTTTGATGTATTCAGCAAATGCATTAATATATTCTTTTGAATTTCTAAATTCTTTGTTGTTTTCCATTTCTTTCTCCTCCTTAACAACTTCTTTTACTGCAAATGATTTTTCTTCCATTTCCTTTGCAGCTTTCTCATTCTCGATATGCTCATCAATTTTTCTTTCTTCTTCATTTAAAGTTTCAACTTCTTTATTAAGTTCTTCAACTTTTTCTATATCTTCAGTAGTTTCAACTTCTTCACGAATTTCAAGTTTACGAGCTTCGATTTCTTCTTTTCTAGTCATTTGTTGACCTCCTTATTGATTTTTTGCTATTTAAGGCATAACTGCCATTATGTCCATTCCAGACTTTATTAAAACAATTTAGTTTGCCATTCCAACAAACAAAAAACTACCCATTCCAAGTAGTTTTTCATAATTGTATTAACCTAATTTCTTTAATAATTCATCTTTTGCTTTTTGTAATGCTTGTTTTCTTTCTTCTTCTTTGATTTCTTCTTCATGTTGTTTTCTTAATTCTTCACGTCTTGCCATAAATTCATCATTTTCGCTTCTTGATATGCTTACATCAGTTGCATTATAAAATGGTTGATCTACTACTGATACATCAAATACTTTGCCAATTTTCTTAATTGTTCTTGTATCAGTATCATAATCATATTCATCCTCATCAACTACAAATGCAAATGATTGTTTATCGATTAATCCACTCTTTATAGCATTAAAAATATTCCTATGTTCTGTAATATCGTTTTGCAATCTAGCTGTCATAAATAAACCTTTTTCATCAACATTTAAGTCAAGTGATTTATTATGTGTTCTTGCTAATACCATAAAACTATCATTATGATTGTATCTTAATACAACATCACTCATATCAGCTTCATCAAATGCTCTTGAATCAATTGTTTCAGTATATGAGTATGTTTCAGGACTATTAAATACTGCTGCATATCCTTTAATTTCCATC